GAGTTTTCCGACAATTCAAGTTATTTGAAACGGAATCCTTTGATACCGGTGGGCGATATTCTTATCCTTGCAGGCGATGTAGGCTATCTTAATGATGACAATTTCAGTAAGCATCCGTTTTGGGATTGGGCTTCGGATAATTATAAACAGGTAATTGTCGCCGTTGGGAATCACGAATTGTACAAATACTACGACTTGGCACAAATGCCGCACGGATTGGTTTGTTCTATTAGAGATAATATAAAATGCTATTACAATGCCGTTGTTCAAATAGAAAATATAGACCTCATTATTTCAACTTTATGGGCAAAAATCCCTTTGGAAGAAGCCTACATAACCGAACGTGGCGTAAGTGACTTTCACCGCATTTTGTATAATGGCGAACCATTGACCTTTGACAACTTCAACCGTGAGCATGACAAATGTTTTCGTTTTATTCAGGATGAAGCGGAAAGAAGCACTGCGGAACATATTATTGTAGTAACTCACCATGTTCCATCGTTCCAATTAGCATCACCTGATTTTGCCGGAAGCAGTATAAATGGCGCTTTTACAGCCGAATTAGAACAATACATCGAATCAAGTCCGATTGAATATTGGATTTACGGACATTCACACCGTAATATAGAGAAGAGAATAGGGAATACCAAATGTGTGAGCAACCAGTTAGGGTACGTGTTTCATAACGAGCATCACACATTTAATCCTGAAAAAGTAATTGAAATATAAACATGAATGGAATGTTTCCCACTCCACTCCTCACTTTATTTCGGTATTTTTGAAATAGCCGCTTCTAAACAATAGTTCTTCTTCGTCCCACATTTCTTTGTAAAAGGTTATATATCGGGCAGTAGATTCAGGATTGATGAAATAGTAATATTTGCATAACTTTCTATACAGATTTAAGATTTGCTTATCACAAGCGAAATCAAGCAGTCCATCAAGTAACCGCTCAATTTCTTGTGAATCTTTAGACTTACGCTGTATTACGGAATTAACCAATGGAGCATACTCCGATTCAGCCTGACGGTTGAGGTTTTCCATTCTTTTTGCAATCTGTCGAATATCACTCGTCAATTCTTTATAATTTTCGTCATCTTTCATTATGTTGCAATGTAATGTGGGACAAAAATACAGCTAATATTCAAATTAGCCATATTTTAATCCCAAATCTGCTTATAATCCAATTACAGACAGTTGCTTATACAGGTCATCCATATCTTTGGATAGCTTTGCATCCGTAATTTTCGCATACAATTGAGTTGTACGGATATTAGCATGTCCTAACATTTTTGCAACACTTTCCATTGGCAATCCATGAGATAAGGCTATTGTGGTTGCGCACGTATGCCGGGCAACGTGGAATGAAATATTCTTATCTATTCCACATACATCGCCAATTTCCTTCAGGTAGGCGTTCATTTTTTGATTGCTCAACACAGGAAGCACTGCATCATCAGGCAATGTGCCTGCATACTTATCCAAAATCTGTTTCGGGACATCCAATAAAGGAATATTTGCGCTGACATCCGTTTTCTGTCGCTTGGTCATTATCCAAAGGTTGCCGTCAAACGAAGTGCGTATATGTTTCTCGCGCAGGTTCTTCACATCTATATAAGCCAAACCTGTAAAAACCGAAAAAATAAAAATGTCGCGTACCTGTTCCAATCGTTTTGATACAAATTTCTTTTGCATAATGACTTCAATCTGTTCCTGTGTCAAATAGCCCCTATCAACTTTTCCGATACGGATTTTGTAGTTGGCAAAAGGGTCGTGTTGAATCCAACCGTTATTTCGGGCAATGATTACAATGCGTTTAAAAAACTGCATGAACTTAGCCGTTGTATTGGCTTGGCAACCGCCTGTTGTGAGCAAGTAAATTTCAAAATCGGAAATAAACATGTGGTTGATTTCTTTCAGCGAAATGTCCGATACATTATATTTCTCTTTGATAAATCGGGAAAGGTGCTTGCGTGTAACTTCGTATTTTTGGTAAGTGGCTTTGGCTTTGCAGATACCTACCAACTTTTCAAAGTCATCATTGTGGCGTTTGAATAGTTCCAATAAATATTGATGTTTGACCTCAATACCGAGAAAGATGTTTTTGATGCGTTCGGCATTTACATTGTTCTCCCGCTCCTGCAATTCGTAGTAAACTTTATAGATACCCGCTTTGATGCCGTCCAACAAAGCGTTGATTTCCATAACTTCCCTTGTCTTTCCGAAAGCCTTAGCTGCTTTTGCATCCCAAGAATCCGAATGAATGCTTGATTTGGTGCTAAAGCGGGTTACCTGCCCATCAACCGTAATCCGACACCAAATAGGAATTGTGCCGTCCAACTTCTGTTTATCTCTTTTCACATAGAAAAGAATTCTGAAAGTGCTTTTCAAAGCTATAGGACAAAAGGAAAAGAAAAGAAAAACGAGGTAACTGGCTAAGACTCAGTAGATATTGTCCGTTTCTGTCTTTGAGCGCCGAGTAGCTAAAATGCCATTTTCGGCATAAAAAAGCAAACGTTCCGTCTCTATCCCGTTACCCATTTTTGACGGAGCAAAACACGGCAATTCAATGACCTTTATTGACTGTATATAAAACTGTTTGTCTGCGGTTTACATTGCTCAAATAACTCACAAAGAAAGTAATTTTATCAACTTAAAAATGTGAGTGTTATGAACAATGAATTGAAAGTGTCTTTTTACCTGAAAAGGGAAAGCAGACTTGAAAAAAGAAGCAATGGAGAGAATGTAGCTTATCCGATAATCGGAAAAATCATTATCGGCAACAGCATCGCCCAGTTCAGTACGAAACTGAAAGTAGAGGAACGGCTATGGAATGTCAAATCAGGACGGGCAACTGGCAAAAGCTGTGTTGCTGTCGAACTCAATAGAGAGATTAATAAAATTAATCTTCTGATACATTCCCACTACAAAGATATTTTAGAGCGAATAGGCAAAGTTTCCGCTCTGGATGTAAAGAATGCTTTTCAAGGAATAGCCACCGCACAGAAAACTTTGCTTGTGCTATTCAGGGAAATGATGCAGGAGTTCCATTCGAGAATCGGTATAGATCGCTCCCTAGGAAGCTATAAGGGATACAAGCAAACCTATAAACATCTTGAACGTTTTATCCGAGAAAAGTATAAGGTTAGCGATATGCCTCTCACCCGACTTGATTTGTCTTTCATTGAAGCATTCGATTTTTACTTGCATGTAGATCGGAAATTGAAATCCGGTTCAGTAATTATGTGTATCATCTTTTTACAGAAAGCTGCACGGATAGCCCGAAACCGCAACTTAATAAACCGTCCACCTTTCACTGGATACAAGCCGGAAAGAATTGAATTAAAAAACCGTTCGCTGACAAGGGAAGAATTGGAACAACTAATATCAACACCTATTCCAAGTTCCAAACTCTGCTACATTCGTGATTTGTTTGTATTCTCTGCTTTCACGGGCATCTCGTATGCAGACCTTAAAAAACTTACATGGAAAGAAATTATCACGGAAAAAGACAGTAGTCTGTGGGTTTCATCCTCTCGCCAGAAAACGGGCATTCCTTTTCATGTCAAACTGTTAGATATTCCTATACGAATAATAAAGAAATATAAGGGATGTGCAAAAGAAGACTTTTTATTTCACGTACCGACACCGACAACTGTAAATAATGCGCTGAAAAAAATAGCCGAACATTGCAGTATAACAACGCATGTCAGCTTTCACGTTTCAAGACACTGCTTCGCCAGTCAAGTCTGCTTATCTCAGGGAGTTCCAATAGAAAGCGTAAGCCGGATGCTCGGACATCGAGATATACGAACTACCCAACGTTACGCCCAAGTCAATAACGAGAAAATCGGGAACGATATGAAACAGCTATCTCAACGGCTTGCGGGTAAATTCAGCTATGCAGAAACAAAACAGTAATCAGGAAAAATAATTATGGAACACAATAGAAGTACTTTCAGTATATTATTCTATCTCAATACGAGTAAGAAAAAGAAATCGGGCAAATGTCCGGTAATGGGGCGCATAAGTGTGGACGGTAAAAGCACGGCATTTAGTACAGGAATAGATATAGAATCGGAACTGTGGGACACAGGCAAAGGAATGGCTTCCGGCAAATCCGAAGAAGTCCTCACTCTGAATAGGCAGATTGATAAATACAAATCCGAACTGGAAAAACACTACCGAAATATGGTGGAAAATCAAGGTTTTGTAACTGCCGAGCTATTGAA